ACGAATGGATCAGAGAATGAACCGTCTTCGTTAACTAACACACCAACAATACGGCGATATACGCTACACATAATATTACCGTCAACCCAGTTTTTACTGATTTTGTTGTACGGACAATCTTTACAGCTATCGCAAAGTGGGTTTTCCACAGAAGTGTCTGGGTGTTGACCGTCTGTTGAGTAACAGTCCGGAGCTTCAAACTCACCAGTAGCTTTTTGCTCGTCAAAAGTTTTCGCATAGTGGATGCGAGAGTTATAGGTACGTTGGTCTACAATTACAAGATCAACTTCGCGACCCATATCGTGTACTTCGCCTTCGCTATCAATAAGTTCCCAATCCCCACTGTTACCCATTGATAAACGTGCAGCACGTTTGAAATTACCACCAAAACCTTGAGCGATGTCTTTCGTTAACTCCGCTACTAATGTTTCGTCATAAGGAAGGGCTAATTCGCCCATATCTAAAACCATTAATTCTGACATAAGTCACTCCGTCTTATTTAAGTTTTCTTACTTTTACTTTGCGAACCGTAGCTTGTTCAATACCTTTCGGTAACTCTAAGCCTTGTTTCACTAAATCGTTTAATGTTGTACTGGTCAAGCGTTTTTGTAAAATCGCAAACGCTTCAGTGTTGTTTAGACCAGCACGTGCTTTTTCTTCTAAGCCTTTAAGCACCGCTTGCACTTCGTCGTTAGAAAGATTATTTTCTTCCGCTAACCCGTGAACTGTGTCACCGTCAGCTAATTGTCCTGCCAATGTCTCTGCGAAAATCTCGCTATACACTGGAGTCCAACCTTCTTCGCCTACGGAATAAACCGTCTCTGGTTTATATGCCACTGAAAGTAGTCCTGCGAATTTGAGTTCTGATACGTTGTCTTCCTGCATACGATATTTAAGTTCGTCTTCTAGGATAGCTTGACGTGTCTTCGCTCGTTTTTCGTCTGCTGCAACGACTTCTAAGCGGTCAATCGTTTGGCGATAGAGTTGTGCAATCGTTTCTGCTTTCGCTCCACGAATTTGCGCTCTAAGTTTTTCCAAGTTACTCTCAGTTACTTCGTCCAAGTCCATACGGTTTTCTAAGTCCGTTGCGATTTGAGCTTTCACTTTAAGTAGGTCGTCAGTGCTGAACTGACTAAGCGGAAAATACTTCGCGTCTTCCGGTGCTTGGAACGCACTGTCTTTAACAACAATACGTTTGTCACCGTCTTCTTCGTAAATGTAGATAAATTTGCCTTTACCTGCCATCATTCACCTCTCTTGTTGTTTAAGTTGATATGAATTTTATACTGCTTTTACTCTACTGTCAACAACGTTTTTCAATTAATTTTGAATTTCTTGTTTGTAGAGTTCTAAGAAACTTTGTTGTGCTTCACTACCGTTGGCGAGTTTAGCGTAGATTGCTTTCTCCAGTGGTGTTGCATAAATATGATAAATGCCCATATTGTTCTTTTGTAACTTAGATTGGATTCGTTTGTTTGCTTGGTCATATAGCTCCAGACTGTGATGTGGTGTGAACCATACAATCGTATCTGCCACTGCGAACTCTAACCCGTGCGACGTAGTCTTAGGGTGTGCCACTAGCACTTTAACGTTCGGGTCGGTCTGAAACTTCTTCACCGCTTCGTCGCGTCGCTTACCTGTCACTCGCCCATCGATCCATACTGAACCATACTTCTTACTGCAATGTTCTTGTAGTAGATCTACTACTGCTTTATAACTTGCGAACACAATTACCTTGTTGTCAGAGCCTTCTATGATTTCGTCTAATACTTTAAGTCTTCCTTTTGGTGGAAGTTTAAGTACCGCTGTATCGTCGTCACCGTTTTGGTCGAGCTTGACCACACCTGCTGCGGTCTGAAGAAGTTTAAACACTAGAACCCCTGCATTAGCCGCAGTGATTTTACCTTCGCGTAGTGGTATCGCACCTTCGTGCTTTAACTTATTGTAGGCTTTCTGTTGGTCAGCCGTTAGTTCCGCTTCGTTATACATCATCTGTAAAGGCGGCAAGTCTAACACGTCGTCGGCATTAAATCGAATCGCAGGTTGGAGTGCATTAAACACCGTGTCTTCCCACCCACGCTTAGGGATCCATTTACGCTCTCCTAGCTTGACCATAGTCATCGCTTGCCACGCACCCACTGTCTTAGGTACACGGTGAGGTGCGACTAATTTAATGAACCCGTACGCTGCAACTGGGCCACCGGATAGTGGAGTGCCGGTTAACGCCCAGACATATTTGCAACGTGTCGCCATTTCGTTCATTACTTTCCAACGATCCGAGTTAGGGTCGCTGAACAAGCGAGCTTCGTCAATGATTAAAAGTGTCTTATCGGTAATGTAGTTTTCCCATATATCTGACACCACTTTTATACCGTCGTGGTTAATAATATGGAAGTCAGCCTTTTGTCTTAGAATAGACTTACGCACGTCGCGTGAGCCACGCGCTACTAAAGAGTAGCGACTGGCGAAAATTGCGTTAACTTCGTCGTGCCACGTTGCGCAGTTAGATACCGTACAACAGATAAGCACCTTATCAATCACGCCTTCTTTGAGAAGGTAGTCTGCTGCCCATAGACAGCTTGCCGTTTTCCCTGTTCGCTGCGTGTTTAACACAAACGCTTTCGGGTTTTGCGAGACAAACACGGCTGTTTCTTCTTGGTGCTTCATAGGGTCGTAAACCCCGTGAAGTTTCGGGTATTCATAATAACTTCGCATAGGCTCGAAATTTTCAAGTCGTGCGCCTAAGTTAGAAAGAATTTTAAATGTATCAACGTTGTGGCGGACAGCCAACTTGTGGCCGTCCTGTTTATACTTGATTCCCGCTTGGTCTAAAACGGCTGTGTATTTTTTAGGGTCTCGCACTTTCAGGAAAATTGCTTTTTTATCCTTGACTACAAGTGCCATCTTCAAACTCCATTACTTCTAATTTATCTTTCCAGCGATATAACACACCTGTTACGTCTGATCTTGCAAATTCTTCTAAATCATCAGCGTTTAAGTATTCACCACCTTCGTCTACCGATTCTATTATTGCACCAATCATTTTCTCGGCTAGCTCTACACTCTCATTGTCCACCACCCACGCAACACCACGTGCTTTATGAATACGGTCAAGGGCATAGGCTTGCAACACCGTCGGGTGCTGTTTAGGTGTCGCCTTACACTCAAACGCGAATGGTACACCTTTAATAATCGCCATTACGTCAGGAATACCTGTCTGCCCCATTCCATTTTGGACTGGCATATAATAGAAACAATCTCCCCCAAGTGATTTTAAGAAGTCAATAAGTTTCTTTTTAACTTTACCTTCCGGTGTTGCTTTAGCCATTTTAAACTCCCCAAAGAATTTCTACGTTAATCTTATCGTCGCGCAACTTCGCTAGTCTGCACATAAATTTCGTGAAAGTTACAATGCGTTTGAACCAACCGCCAATGAATACACAGTCAATATCAACCGCACCTTCCATCTGAACACTATACACGCGGTCAAGTATTACTTTGCCACCAACCACACTAAGAATAGATCGTACCACAGTTAGTTCTTCTTGATCGTAACCATACACTCTAATGCGAATAACTTTGTACATATCAGTACCTACTGTACAATAATATTTGAAGTGCTTAACCCTTCCGTCGCTTTGCTCACGGCATTACGTATTTCGTCTGGTGATTTACCTTTCGCCATCATACTGCGAGCTAAAAGTACCGCTTCGGCTTTGGTTTTTAAATCACCGAACGCCACGAAGTCTTTGCAATATGTAATATCACGAAGGATAGCTTCGTACGCGTCGCCAATGAATTTCTGATTTTGATAAATCTCATTGGTCTTTAGGTGCTGTGCCATTGCGATTTCTTCTAACTGTTCTTTGGTCATAGCCGTGTAGATTTTTCGGAACTCGTCCCAGTCGCTTTTGGCCAGGGCGTTGTCAGCCTTAATGAATTGATCTACGTGTTTGTTGAACTTGTCGCGTAGCTCTGCGACAAATTCGTCAGGTGTTTGTTTAGTCATAAGTTTTCCTTATCGTTTGTTCCAGAACGGACACGATTTTACTTGACACCACGGTAGTCCACCGTTGACTGTCGATTTATTTGGACGACATAATCCGCCAGGATTAGGTAGCCATTCATTACGCTCGGTTGCCCGTGCGATCTTTTCGATATTGAACGCTAAGTCGCTTTTCATTTCTTCAATGTCTTTGCGAGTAAACGTCAACCCTTTTTTCCCATTCACGACAGGGCTATACTCCATCGCGTCTAAGAAGATATACGCTACCTTAATTTGATTTATATGCGGATAGGCCATAAACGCCATAAGTGCGTATGTTGTTAACTGCTTGCGGAAGTCCTCGTTATCCTTAGTCTTCCCTGTTTTATAGTCGAAGATTACGGCTTTGCGTTCTTCGTGGTTTAATACGATAACATCTGCCGTACCACCGTACCAACGACTTCTGTAATCACAAGGTTTGAAATCCTTTGTAATCGCCAGTTTAGTCTCAGGTAACTTCTCACCCTTCATCGCTTCAAGTCTGCGAATGAGTGGCTCGAATTGTTGGGTTTCTTCCGGAAGATCTAACTTATCTCTAAGCCTTTCTTCTAGCTGTTTGTGCCAGCGTGTACCGCGTTCGGTCGCTGCCGTTGACTGGAACACTACTTCTTTTGTAATGTACTTCGCTTGATACTGCTTAGGGCAAGTATTAAATGTACTTACTGAAGTTGGTGACTGAGGCATTAATTTCATTATAGCTCCATCATTTCTTCACGGTTTAGTGGATACTTTGGTATTACATTATGTTCCCATTTTTCTTTTCCGTCATACTCGTAGCGACTAGACCACGTGCCGTCTTTCCACCAAATAAAACCATATATGAATTGTGGGCCATACCCATTGTCGTACTCAAAATTAATTTTATCTAAGAAGTCTTCTAACACTTCTGCTGAGTGACCTTCCGGAAGATGAAACAACTGTGAGGATCGTAGTCGATCCGTGTGCTGTTCATATTTAAGCTGTACTGCTTTTACGTTGTCCATACTTCCTACGTGTTCAAGCAGCTCGTCCTTTACATTCCTATAACCCATATTACGCTCCGTCGTGTTGGAGATTAGCGAGAAAATACGACACTTCTTTCGCCTGTCTAATACAGTCATTTAACGCGTTGTGGTCAGATTCTATCTCTGGGATTTCCATACCTGCGATTTGAGTTAACATTCGCACTGTACGAACTGACTTAGGTTCGCTGAACTTCCACGGTAGGATTAGGTTATGTTCTTTGTATAGGTCAGCTAAGATAGCGATGTCGAAGTCTGGATCACACGCCCATAAAGCGATTTTTTCATACCCTTCTGCACGTTTTACGTAGTGGGTGTCATTACCTACAAGAAAAGCCCCTAGTCTAACTAGCACAAAATCTATGTTGTCCTTATGCGAATTAGGCTTAGTTAGGAACTCGATGTTATCTGTGTTAACCAGACACTGTTTAACCCACCACTGCATCGTGTTTACGTCGATATGGCGATTTGTTTGATCAGACAAATCAAGCTCGTGATAAAACTCTCGCTCAATCTTACCTGACATAGGGTCAAACTCAACTGCACCTATACTTAATACCGCTGCATTAACAGCGGTAGATAAAGTTTCAATATCAACCATTATGTGTTTCATTTTCAGTTACCTCATAGGTCTGTTCAAAAATGTCTGGTTTACACGCGTAGAACTCACCTTGTACGCCTGTGATGATGTAGTCACCTTCGCTTGCTTGCATTACACCTTCTAGTGTCACAATCTCTGCGAAAAGTACGCCACCGTCAAAGATATGAACGGTGTCTAAGTTAATCCAATCTGGAATACCTGCTTCAACGTTTTCTTTAGTTAGTTGCCACGCGTCAATTACAACTGGTTTTTTACGATATTTAGTCATATATTTCTCCGTTTTCCATTTTGTGTTTAATTCATTGTTGACCATTCAATATTTTCATAGAATTCACGCAAAAAGCGTAATTCAGCGTTATCGCAATTTTGCAAAATATAATCTCCGTCTAAAGTTTTACCAACAACTTCAAAACCACCAAACAATGGTGATGCAGTACGGGTTACCACTAACTTTTCTTGAAAAGCTTTCTCCATAATTTCTGCTGTGGTCAGCTTTGGTTCTTCCCACATACCAACGATGTCTTTCCCACTTGTTGTAGACGTAAATCTACCGTTGTCCTTCCAACAAGCATTAGGACATTCAACTGTACCATCTTTGTAAAATATAATTCCAATCAATGGGAACGTTATTTTTAATCCGTCACCGTATGTGTAGTGGTCTGGTACTCTATAATAAAGTATCGCTTTACTACCATTACGTAATTCAACTGCTTCTCCTGCCAACGCTTTTTCTAAATCAAATTGTTTCATATTAATACCCATTTACTAAAATTCTAACTTGTTCAAGTGTTTCGTTGACTTCGATATAATTCTCTCCGTCAATATTTGTACTTAGTCCTACTAACGTTTTACCGTTAAATATGCTTGTCGCTACGTCAGTAATATGATCTACATTAACTAAACGCTTGTTGTTGGACTCATACTGTGTTAACTCAATTAGTCTTGCCATATTATTTTTCCTCCAACAAACTTGTTAATCCAATTACACTCACGAATAAACACAGAATACTAAGGGCTATTTTCACATAACTCTCAGATAAGATACCCTGCGTCAACAACATTCCTCCAACAACCAACCCGATTATGTTAATCATTGCCATCTTTACTTAACTCCACTAGTTTTTGTTTTGTTACGTAAAGGCTACGTAAGCCTTTACGACCTGGCCCGAAGATAAATGCTACTGAGCTAAAATTATTTCCGCCTACACTTTCGCCAGATAGAGCTGATACGAACCCAATACGACCTAACATAATATAGATCACTGCGATTGCGTTCTTTGCTGCGTAGTGAAACCACTTCGTTGAGCAGTCATTCTTTAAAAGTGCGACGGTATAGTTCCCATTCGCTGCTTCTGCGACTGCTTTGTTTAAGAACGGTTGAACGTTTGAGTAAGGTGGGTTTAACCAGCATAGGTTATTATCACCCCACGGTGTTGCCAACGTGTCCTGTTGCTCCGTGATAAATCGCTCGCACTTCTTATTTTGCTCCGACGCACAAACGTCAAGTAGCGGTAGCCCTTCCGGTACAATCTCTTTTACTACGGCATAACGGAGTAACCCGTCTACCATTTCTTGCGGTGTCGCCCAGTAATCTTTGTGTAGTGGATCAGTCTTACTGAAGTTAGACCCACCTAAATTTCGACCTTGTTGTTCAGTCATTTATTCACCTCTTTTTGCTTGTCGCAGTTGCACATTTTTGATTGGTGCTAACCCTGCTGTTTTTAACCTTGACATTAAGAAACGTGCCTTCTTAATGTCGCCTTCTGTTTCTATACCGAGTCTGTATTCGCTTATACTCCCGTGAACAGAGCTTAACATTAAGTTATCTTTGTCAACGTTGAGTATTTTTGCTATCTCTCTCAGTAGATTGTCTGCACTTCTGTGTGCGTCTAACCGTGCGAGATCGATTGTTAGGTTGAAAATAATCATTTTGCGCACCCATAACGTTTCGCTATATCTCCGTCTGACCCTAGTGGTAAGTCAGAAGCCCAATGTGGAGGTTTAGCCATATAGTGTTGCATAATCTCCAGCACTTCTTCCGCAATATCTTCTCTGCAACAAACGATTAACTCATCGTGTACTTGCATAGCAAGGTGTGCGTCATCTCTTGACCAACCACGCTTGCGAAACTCTGCTTTTATCCAACCCATTTGTGTAGTTAAAACAATTCGAGCTAGTGCTTGTACGGCATTTTCAACCATACGACCTTCAAACGTATTCTCCCAGTCTGGTTTTTTAGTGCGGATATTTCTACCCCAATATACATACTGATCGAACCCGTTCTCGTTTTTCTCGCATCGTATATCTCTATACACTAACTTCATCCCGTTAGGTAGAACAACACAGTTACCCTCTAACTGAAGAATACCTTTGTCGTCGATACTTACGCTCGTACCTTGCACCATAGCACGAAGAACAGCTTTGTATTTTCGCCAGAAAGCAACAATATTAGGTACACTTGCCCGATAGCTTTTCACCCAACCTTGAAGTTCCTCTGAAGAAAAGTCTTCACTTCGCTTGCCTAGTACCACACGTAGTCCGTTCTCACCAGCTTGGAAACCAAGCCCCAAGATTTGCGATTTACCAACGAAACGCATTGACTTCGTAATTTCTTCGTATGGTACACCAAAAGACTTGCTCGCCTGTGCTTTGTAAATATCTTTCTTTGCTACGAAGGCGTCTAGCACCCATTGTTCGTGTGCGGTATACGCCAATATGCGGCACTCAATTTGGCTTAGGTCATTCACTACTAACGTTTTCCCTTTCGGTGCTTTCACACTATCGCGTAGCCCTACTTCGTGAAGTTCGTCTTCGTCATTCTCAACCCAACCTGCTCTTGCGAGTAATACCTTTCCATCAGATCCTAACTTCATAAATCGGTCTACTTTGCCTTTGTAGAAAACGAGTCTACCGTAAGGTGTATCTTTGCCTACTACTTTATTTCGATTTAGGTTCTGAAGGTTGCCTTCGAAGCCGCCGAAGCGACCGGTTCGTGCGCCGTAGTATTCGATGCCAACACAGAGCTTACCTCGTTCTGCTTTACTCAGAAAATCTTCTACACGTGTTACGGCTTGCGATGATTTGTTATCAAATCTGGCTTGTGCTAATTCACGTACTCCTTCATCTTCATGTTCGAGTAATTTCAAGAACTCAAGGTCTTTCTTCGCAAACGCATATTTTACTTCGCCTTTTGTGTTGATCTTTGTCGGTGGTTCTACACCTAATTTCATCAATGCTTCAGCGAACTTTGCGTCTGATCTTACTTCCTCTAATGTTACACCTGCTCTCGCTAGGCTTTCTTCTCGTAATTGGTTTACGTTGGCTTTAACTTCTTCTAAAACCTTTGTGTCTAACTCCATAACAGGGTAAGTGTACATTTCAATCGACGTAGTCATTACGTCAATTTCCTGTTCTGGGAAGCCATAGTAGTCCAAGAAGAAACGGTATGCTGACCAAGTTAAGTCCACGTCGGTGATGCAGTATTGTGCATACGCATTGTATTCTTCGTCAGTAAAATCACATAGGTGCTTACCTTCTGCATCGTGAACTTCCGTTCCTTTGTCAACAGCGAATTGTTTTAACTGCTCATTCTTACCAGTGGCTGAACCAACCCACGTGCTACCGTCGTTGTTTTGCACACATATCCATCCATATTTCGCTCGCAACTGACGAGTGATTACGTCAAGTGAATTACCGTCCCACTGTTGAACTGCTTTGCTCATTAACATTGTATCCGCAATTTGGCCAGGATAGACATTATATTTTAGCCCTAAGATTGATGCGTCGAAAACAGCGTTTTGCGCAATCAGTCTTACGTTCTCCCAACCATACGCCACTTCAACGTGATTTATCCAATCTTGGATCTCGTGAGGGCTAAGCCATTCTGTGTTACGGTTTCCGACTTTTACCGCTAAACCAATTACTTCAAATTTGTTGTCGCGGATATACTTTTCGTATGTCATCCCTTTCGCTGTTAACGAATACTTAGACTTCTTACAATAGTAGGTTTCAAAGTCAAGCGTGATTTCAATTAAGTCTTTCATTATTCACCTCCACCTATCGGCACACCTACTAAAAATCCTAATTCGTAGCCGTTCAAAAAACTTACGTGATATTTAAAAACTAATAGTTTATCTATGTTTGCACTTGTTATTTGCATATCACTAACCTTTCCATAGCGATCAACATACGGTTTAATAATTTCATAAGCCTTTTCATCACGTAACTGAAGAATCTCGTCAACAATGTTATTGATAAGGTCTGAGGTATTATTTGTTCCTTCTATATTAATATCCATTACTAACCTCTATGTAGCGTATTAACGCACCCTTCATAACCACAGGTGCATTGGTATGGTGGTGTAATATCTACACCGTCTTTTAATACTAGGTGATCGTTATGCACTTCGCAGTTATCGAGAAAATCAATGTATTCCATTTCTG